AGTCCTCCTATTCAATGGTCAGCACTTTGGTCAGACTATCCTGGGATACTGCTACAGAGGTCAAGGAACCTGTCACTTTCGCTCCGTTAATATAGGCGGTTTTACCCGACACAATCGTACTCGCAGCTGCGGTAGCATCTGCCGTATCCACCACACTAGCCTTGCCGGCTACTCCCAGAATCGTCACACCTGCCTTGATATTATCCGCAACCAGCTTGGCTTGTTCCTCGCTCGTGATGGTAACTGCGCCTTTGCCATTATGGTAGCCTGCCGGGATAGTATATGAACCGTCCACCTTGCCAATACTGCCACTGACAGCCCCATTATCTGGCATAGAGCCTGTTACTGAACCGGTTCCCAAGAATGCAGTTTTCCCATTCAGGATATCCGCAGATACTGCAGTCGCCCCCGTTGTATCATAAAAAGTGGCGGCTCCCCCTCCTTCTGCCAGTGGAATCGAAACTTGAGGGACTTCTGCATACACTACGGAATTGATTTTTACATTTTTCGCCATAATGTTATTCTCCTTTACTCAACCTTTAACTCATATCCATTGAAGCTGATTCTGCCATAGTTCGACGGAATGGCAGCTACCGTAACCCGCTGCAAGGCATCGTAGCCTGCATCTGGTCGGATGATTTGTTTCTCTTTATTAGGAATGACCACCTTCTTTTGATAATTTCTGGAAGGTACCACCGGCATGGATAGAATCCCTTGCAGAGTATTTATTCCCTTTATAGTGCCTTTATACTTATCCATGGGTTGTTACCTCTCCCGCTATAATAAACGGACTGGGTGGAATGATTGTGTCTGTATACCCAGAGTCCAGCACCAGTTCTACATCATACCAATAGGTTCCAAATGGAAGCTGTGCTGTATCTTCTGGTATCAGGATCAGAACACAGTCATTTTCTCGGCGCAGAATACCTCTATCCAGATGCTTTTCTATCACTGTCTTTTCATCTGAAAGCTCCCGCTTAACGGTAAAGGTAAGCTGATCATCCGGGCCTGGGATAAAGATGGCACCTGTCACCCGGTCCCGAATAATCAGCGTGATTTCAGCAGAATCCCCTCTTGTCAAAAAGAGCCGGTTTCGAATGACCGAAAAAACCATTCTATCACCTCCTACTCATGCTGCCGTTGCTCAATCACATCCAAGCGATGCTGCACGTGCCCCGTAGCTTCTTCCACCCGGGACAGCCGCTCTGCCATCTGCTGCCGTTTGGCTTCCGTATCCGACAGCTGGCGGCGCAGTTCTGCGATGCAGTCCCTAAGGCTCCGCACCGATTCATTCAGCGGCTTAATGACGCTGAAGTTGAAGATGACGCCGCAGAGCATCAGAACAGATACCAGAGACGCGGCCATCTGTAACCATTCAGCCATATTCCTCACCCCCTATCCTGTCCGCTGGAACATATACACGACAATGGACGGCTGCATATTGTTGTGCGGCTGGCCGCCGCCCGTCCGGGAAAGGCTGTGGGAATGATTTCCATCCCAGGACGTATGCCCGTCTACCTGATTGCCATGCCAGCAGCCGTCGCCATAGCCTACCGCCACAGGTGCGTCATTGCCTTCGCAGGCATCCCACTGGAAGTTGCGCGGCAATGCCCCGCAGGACCAATGACGATGATTTCCGCTGTCTCCGACTGTATGGCCATGAGCCGGAGTTTCTGGAATCGTAAGATTGTGCTTTTCTTCCCCCAGTTTGTCTCCGGCCTTGTACATGGTCCCGCTGTCTGCTGCCCCGGCCCCGATCAGGCACCGCCCCATGGCGAAGGCTACCCAAGTCGTACCCGGCCAATACGTTGCGGGATTCTTCCCGTCCGTAGAAATGTAGATAGCATTGACAGGGAACGGACAAGCCTGGATCTTTGCCACAGCCTCTTCGTCCATATCCGCATAAGTGACCTTGCCCCAGCTGCCGTTGCTGTGCAGGACGGTATTCAGCTTCCCCACAGACGGTGACGGGACCATGCCGCTCTGGCCTGCTGTCTTCTCACCGCAGCCGCTGAAATCCGGCAGGGTGATGTCCCTCGTGCCATCAAACAGCACCCGGTGAATCTTCCGTCCCGTCTGCAGCTTCGACGCACTGGCCGCATTGCCGCTGATGCCGCTGGCATGGGCCTTGGCATCGGTCAGATGGGCGTTGATGTCAGCTGCCGTCGCGGAAATCCGCTCATAGAGCCGGGCATCATTGCTGACCAGCTGGGACACGGTCTTGTTCTGCTGATTGAAGACGACCGGGTCTTCTGAAAGATACTGAGGGAAAAGCACATCATAATCCAGCGTATTCTCCACAGCTTCTGTGGGACGGACTTCCTGTCCAGCCCGGTCCGGGAAATCCGCCGACCACTTCTCCTTGATATACTCAGCCACTTGCCGTCACTCCTTTCCCGGATACAATCGTCGCTGTCGAGAACGTCGCCTCGCCATCCCAGTGGATCTTCCCATTCCAGGAATAGCCCAGATAGATAGCATAGCCCAGATGGGCCGGCTTGTAGATGTCGAGCTGGTCAATCAGTTTCTGTAGCGTTTCTGTATCCTCGTCATTCATAATGCAATACACCTTGAAATAATATTCTTCGTTCACTTCCTCGATATGCCCGACGCTGTACAAATTGATGATGGAGTTCATGAAATCCACCGTGGACACATCCACATGCTGCAACTTGAACAGAATCCGCTGTCTGCGGAATTCGTCGGTATCCCCGTCACCTGGTTTGATGCCCAGGAACGATTCATAAAGCGGCAGTGCCCAGGTGGCTGTATTCACGAAGAAGTTGTCCGCCAAATCCTGCAAGGACAGACGCAGACGATTATGCTCCGTGCTGCAGGTATCCGCCGTCTTCTTGAACACCGGGTCTTGCCCCAGGAATTTCGGCAGGTAGTCCAGTACATCAACGGGGTGCTGCCTCATCCATTCATTCGCTGACAAGGTTCAGCACCACCTTTCCGACTACCGGGATCTGCTCATTGGTCAGGCGGATGTTTTCTGCCTTGCCGCCGAGCTTCAGGTTCCGGTAGTCTGTAATCCCGTTCACGCCCAGGATGAGCCGGCCAATCTGGGCCAGGCTGACATAGGACAGGCTGAAGCCTGTGTTCTTGAAATAGGCAGACACAGCGTCTGTTACCGCATCGACATTGACGGTGCCGTACACTTCTGCGGTAATATCTACGGATACGGGTGCCGGAGATACCACAGTCACGGTGGCCCCGATGGGCCGCTGGGATTCGATGTACCGGGACACTTTCTGGATCAGCTCCTTGGAAGCCGATTCATTCTCTGCCGTCACAATGATGACTTTCACTGTACCGTTCCCGTTCCAGAGCGGGATGACCTTGCAGTTGCCCACCCCGTCCACGGACATGGCCCAGGAGCGGTAATGGTTGGCGTTACCGGATGTGATGGGCTGGCGGACCCGGAACAGGAGCCGTGCCAGAAGGGCCGTATCGGTTTCCTCATCAGCCCCGTCCGTGCATTTCTCCGGGTTTATTACGCTGTACACGTTGGGGATGGAATAAGGAATTTCCGTAATCGTCCCCGGTGCCACATTCCCTTTCACCCCTGTATCTGCAGCCTGGACAGCAATGTCTGCTTCCGTTCCATCCGCCGGGATCGTAGCAGATTCTGTCGTATAGAAGCGCAGCCCGTCTTTGGTCTGGAACAAGCTGCCGCGTATGATGTAGGCCCCGGACTGCCCGGTGACCGTCACCTTGCCATTGGCCTTCACCGCCTGTTTCCGCTGGATACCGAATTCCTCAGCCCGGAGCGTCAGATAGTCACCCCAGGCAGTCTCGGCAAACGCCGCGTCCCGCAGCATGGCCATCTCGGCATAGCTGTTCTCGAATTCTACGGCATTGGTATCAATCATGTCCCGGGCAAAAGAACCTTCGATAGCCGTCTTGTCCGTATCGGTCAGCGTGTGCAGGGTCTGCACCATGCGGTTCTCGATCTGGTCTTTTGTCTGGGCATCGAACAAATCGCTCATGCAAGGCTCCTTTCTGCGGTAACCGTGATGCTCTCGTCGCTGTAAATGGATGTCACATCCACCAGAATGAACAAATCATCTTTCTCCCGCTTTTCCACATCCACCCGGTTGATCCGGGCAATATAGGGATTGACGGCCAGCCCTTCCCGGATGTTCTGGCAGATTTGGTCTGCCGTATAGACGCTGTTGGGCATCGTTCCCTGATAGGGTTCAATGGTAATGCCGTATTCATCATGGTAGGCCAGATACCGGTATCGTTCCGTCATCAGGGCTTTATAGATCCACACCTTGAGAGCTTCATCTTCTGTCACGGTGATATTGTTCCCGTTCTCGTCATAGCGGAACTGGTGTTTCTCGAAGTCATAGCCGTATTCTGAAAGGAGCGGTAATGTTTCTCCGGCGCGGGCATTCGCTCCGGATGCCAAGGCCACAAAAGGATCAGCCATATCCGTCCAACCTCACAATCTCATCTAAAATCACATACTGCTGGATTTTTCCGTTCACCAGCATAGGC